GATGATAATCTTATCATTACTGACATTCCTATACATAACCCCAACTACTTCAGAGATGATTATCAGATGACAGGTGATTTATACATTAAACCAAATCTTGAAGATCAAACACACTCATGGGAACACATTGTATTTATTCTCACTGGTTATACTTATCTTAACAGACTACCCATGAATGTCTATGTTTGGACTACTGATGAAGTCGTAGGTTTGAGTAAGTACTTCTCAAAGAAGTTGTTAAAGAATTTCTTTTCGTGAGTTATGATTTAAAAAATTAAATGTTGTATATCATATATGTATTGGAGACCACATAAGACCCATTCACGTAAAGACATGATTGAGCTGATCAAACTCTTCAAACTACCAATTGAAGATGTAGAAGATATGAACAAGAAACAAGTCACCAATGCTCTTGTTGCTGTCTTAGAGACTATTAAGACTATTGTTCCAGATGATTATTACTATGGGATACATAGTGTTAATGAACTGAAAGAACATCTTATCAAACCAAATCAGAAGAAACAATTATCAATCAAAGATAAGAATGAAGTAATCAGAGTGAGTAAATTAGTCATTCAATTTGCTAAAGCAGGATTCAATGTAAACTTATCATTCTTTAATACTATGGATGATGTTTACAGTGAAGCAAGAAGAGTAAGTCAATATGGAGATATTCCTTCCATTCGTAGGATGTGTCAACTTCTCAATAAGAATCCATACACAGATGAGAGAGTATATCCAGTGATGAGTTTAAAAACCCAAAATGATCTCAGAGTTAAGAAAGTAACATCACAGAAATATTGGAGATCACTGACAATCAAGAATGAAAAAATCGTTGTTAGATTTGATTGATCATCACTTAAAGATTTACTCAGATTTATTTGTATAAGAGTATGTCCGTAGAAAAAAAAATTAATCGTTTTGTGAATGCTTATATTTACTATCTGTATGATAGAAAACAAAATAGAATATATGTTGGGAGTTCGTACACTAGTTTTAAGAAACGATTATATGATCATAAATATGATTTGAGAGCTTATCTTGGTCAGGCAACAAATAAACAACCAAGGAATTACAGAACATCCTTCGATATTATCATACAAGATGATTATGAAAGTGGTATTCTTGAAAAGTACCCTTGTGAGAATAAAAAAGAGTTACACTTCAGAGAGTCTGAATGGATACTTGCTTTCAGAGAGAAAAACATTGAAGTGATGAATAAGATAGTTCCTAATAAAAATTGTAAGTCACCTACGTTACCAAATTGTTTTTTTCCTTTACCTGATTCTCCAAAGCTTTCTTAATTGGTTCTTTAACATATACCGATAATGCTTCTCCCATACTGTGAGCCATATTATTATTATCTTTTTCTAGTTCTTCTTTGAATGTTCCGTACTTTTCTGTGAGGTAGATCTTCCTTAACATTGTTGTGGAGATATTCTTTCCAGTTCTCTTTTTAAACTCTCTGAGTATTACTTGACTTAATAAATTCTTACTCATTGGTTTTCCATCTGCTCTAACTAACAGATGCTCATTGATAGAAAAATGTATATGAAATCGTACTATCCTTCTTAAATTTTGATTTAACATGATCTTCAGTGATCCATACTTTCTTGATGTCTTATAATCATTAAGACTCATAAACATGATACCTTTACCAGTGACTAAGAAATTACCAACCTTTTTATCTTCTTCATCCATCTGTTCAAAGTCTTTCTGTTGAATTACTACCATCCCAGCAAGATCATTCCTGAGAGGTATTTCTCTGTGAATATTGAGTATTGTATAGATCTGTAGTAATGATCTATCTGATTCTGTTAGTTTCTTTTTCTTTTTCAATTGTCTTGCCCTTAACTCCCTTCCAATATCAGCAATCATTCCATAGAACTCTTCAGCTGTGATTAGATTCTTGAGTTGTTTGTCGCTCCAGACAGAAGAAGCATTTGACTCTTCGTAGATCTTATTAATCTCATCTCTAATCTTTGTATATTTGTTTATCATATCAGTATTCCCACCATCTTCACTTATACTCTGTAAATATATGATAATAGCATTGTAATAGTTTCTCTTTGTTGTATCATTGTAATTCAAATCTTCAATCTTTTGTTTTACTGCCTCTACATCCTTTAACCATTCAACTCCTCCTTGTTCTTCATCGTCTTCACTTAGTAATCTTGATATATTCTTAATGTTCTTTACATAGATCTTTACTGTAGACTCTTTAAGGTCTCGTCCCATCTTTTCACGGCTCTCACGGATCTTTTCATTCAGATTAGGATCCATTATATTTATGTGTATTATGATATACTTAGATTTAAATTCTTAAATATTATGAGTTAATAATTTTTTCTATGATTGGTCTGATATCCTTCCCAAGGTACACTTTTCCTATGTCTTTATCTTTGAAGTGATCTTTATTTACAGTATTATCAGAATGACAGATGCAGATTAAGACTTGTTGAATATCTGTTTTCATACAAGATTTATCATTCCATTTAATCATAGATGCTCCTTCACCATTACCTTTCTTAGCAAATCCACCCATCGAGTTAAAATGTTTCCTTGTATAAAGCATACCTGACTCGTGAATCATTTCCATAGGTGTACATGTTATTCCTGTTAATCTATAGTCTTCGTCAGGATAACAGAATACCATTTGTGGTGTCCCTACTAAACCAACATTCTTTTGTGACTTCATCACACCTAAAGAGTGTTTTAACCAAGTATGAATAAATACATCATCAGTGTCCATATTACCAAGTAACTTGTGAGAAGCTTGTTTAGTCAGCATATTTCTCTTTTGACCAATAGTATATGAATTATGATTCGATTTATAGTTAATCTTAATCTTCAATAAACTCTGTACTTCATCTATCTCTTTTTGTGTTTTGAATAATTTATCCCAAGTTGCATCTTTCTTATCATGAGTATCAAGTATGACCCATTCAAGCTTATCTTTAGGATAATCTAGTCGTTCAAGATTATTTATCATTAGTGGTAACCATTTGGTTCGATTGAATGTTGGAGTTAGTATAGATATCGATGGGTATTCCATTACTACGTATAATAATATAACATACAAAAAATTATCATTGAGAATAAACGAATTTATCTCGTATATCCTTTTATCTTCTTTGCTTTGACCTTATCAGCAAGATCTTTATCAGCCTTTCCCCAAGTCCCAGGTCTCTTCATGACGAAGCTAAAAATTCTTCCAAATGCCCATTGAGATCCTGACATCTTTCCTTTAAGAGTATTAGTTCCTGTTTTTTTACCGTCACTAGCTCTTCGGACGGAGGTTGGATTGCTCTTTCTTGCCCCAAGACCACGGTCATAGACTTGATTAAGTATAGACATGGGGATACCAGTAGTCTTTGATATGTCTCTCTTAGAATGAGAAGTACCTTTTGGAAAACCATATTTCGTATTGTATCTATCCTTGTTTGTTATTACCATTTATATTTATTTTAGAATAAAAATCGTGAAATATTATTATGTAATATTATCATAAATGGTTAAATATGATAAGATGGTTGTAAAAAAAAGTACTAAAGAAGGAAAGAAGTATGTTGCTGTGTTTACTGATTCTTCTTCTGGAAGAAAGAAAGAAACACATTTTGGAGCATCTGGGATGACCGATTACTTAATATCAAAGGAGAAAGACCGAAGAGCACGATACAGATCGAGGCATAAAAAAGATCTTCAGACGAATGATCCAACGAGAGCTGGTTATTTATCGTATTACTTGTTATGGGGGGATTCAACATCTCTAAGAACTAATGTATCTGCTTATAAGAAGAGGTTTCGTTTTAAGTAATTAATCACTCTACAGTGATAGATTGTCTGAATTGTTCTACCTCTCGACACTTTCCTCCTCCCCTCTCATAGGCATATGTCCAACATTTACTCAGAATGTCCAAGATCATTTTCTTGTCTGCCTTTTGTTTTTCACAGTATTTATGAGCAAGTTTCAGATTCCCAACCCAAAGATCCCAAATGAGATACCCTGGTCCTGTGGGTATCCGTCCATCTTGATTCACTGTCTTATTGGGGATGCATTTCTGGTATTCAGCAAGGGCTTCACGAAAGGGGTGATATGTCATACGAAAGGACATATTTGTTGTGTATTGTATGAGTATTGTTTGTTGTGTAGTATTCATGTAATTTACGGTTCAAATTTTGATACCTAGTCAGAATCAGATTCATCTGAAGACGTATCCAACTGCTTCATCTGCTTTTTCAACTTCTTCTCTTGTGCCTTCTTCTTATCTTTCTTCTTTTGCTTCTTCATCTTTTTATCTAGTTCTGCTTGAAGATCTTCTTCAGATCTTGCTGAGGAATATCCATATTGACGATTATCATTAATAGAGAGTAAACGATTTTCTTCAGATCTTATCACCATATTCTTATACTTGTTAAACTGTTGTCTGTAGTATTCATACTTCTCGAACTTTGCTTTGAATTGATAGTAATACTTCGTTGTGATATCGTTCCTCACCTCATCAATGACAGACCACTTTTTAGATTGATAAAGAGAATCATATTTACTTTTCCAGTGTTCTTTTTCTTTCCTTTCTTTTTCAATTAGATTTTCTCTTTCTTCTTCTGTGAGAACATAGAAATACCAGATATCTTTAAAACAATCATATTGATTCTCAGGCATGAGCTTATCAAAGTCATCCTTAACCTTCTTTCTGAACTTTGAACGAAAGACCTTTACATCAGGAGGCATACTCTTCTTCTGTTGTGACCAATGATGTTTAGAGTATCTTCCACCCTTTAACTTATTGAGTTTCATTTCTACGAGATGGTCAAAAGATCTCTTGTACTCTGTTGATTTGAGAAACTCTAAAGATTCATCATGATATTTCTCTTCTTCTTTCTTCCAACGAAGTCTCTCATCAATTCTCTTTTGTCGAGTAACAGGTGAGAAGTCTTCATCTTGTCCTTCATAAGGATCAATGTATTCATCTGGGAGAGGTTCTATAGTCATTTCAATTATATCATTATGATCAGGATTCTCATCAATTTGACCAACCAGAGATTCAATTGTAACCTTCATTATTTCTATTGTACTATTCATACGGAGCAAATCTTTAAATAAAAACCCCTAGATTTATGTGTGAGGATGGAAACCCTGAAAATTTGGGATTTAGCTCTGAAATTCAAAAAGTAGTTCATAGAAATCAATCTCATTACGGGTTATGTATATAAATAGTGTTGGAAACCCTGTTTTTTTATGAGACCATGAAAGTCGTTTAATTTTACAAGTTTGCGAATTCTATTCTGAGAATTTATTTTTTTTATTTTTTTTTTTTTTTTGAGAACAAAATGTTTCTAAATGACTAATTTAAAAGGAGTTGAAAAATCACGGTTTCCACTTTTAAATCAAAATTAAAAGAGAATTAAAAGTGATTCCTAAAAATTGAGTGGTAACCCAAAATCCAATATTTTTACGATTAGGCTGAGTGAAAATGAGGTGGTCGTCCCAAAAATCAAAAATCGGCAGATCCTCCGGTAATTCACGTTAACAACGAAAAAGTTCACATAGTTTTAGATTTTTTTGGTACTTTCTTGGGAGCCTTGTAGTTCTCAAAGATCTTATTTGCTGTTACTTTTTTGTCTTTTTCTAACTTCTTTTCAAGATGAAAGCATTCATTTGAATTATAAGGTTTACCTTTGTTAAGATGATTCTTTACTCTGTGAGGCATAATGTTATATTTGGTATAGTATTATTTAGATAAATTTTTGAATTTAAATTTTTTTGTTTATGATAATAAAATGTCTTTAGTATTACTCTCAAATGACAACACGACTGCCCAGTTTGAGGGTGGTGGAATTGCTCAAGCAAACTCATGGACGAATGTTTTACAGACTCCAATGATAATCCCGAAAAATGCTGAAGTTGCTCTTCAAAGTTTAAGGGTGAACAAAGCTGCTACGACAGCAATAGATTTTCATAATAATACATTTGGTTTATACATTGGTCAAGGTCGTGATGGAAGTGGAAATCTTCCCGATGGTCCTGATGAAGATACAAGGTACGTTTCTCCTGTAACATTAGTTAGTGGAGATTATACAGCACAGAGTTTTGTAGATAAATCACTTCTTCCAGCATTAAGAGAAGGAGTGTTTCACCCTGATTATCAAGACAGAATTAATGCATCTGTTGAAGAAACAGCAACAGGAGACTTTGAAGGATACAATATTAAGTTTGGTGAAGGTGATACTCCTCCTTCAGATGTATTTCCGTCTGATAGTGAGTTTATTGCTGCTGGAGTTTATGATGGAGAACCAACAGAATATTTTACATGGACAAATTCAAATAAAAGATTTACAAGAGCACAAAATCCTGCTGCCCCAGAATTGAGAGGTTATGGTATTGCTACTCGTTATCCTTTATCTGTAAGACAAGGAACACATGTTGCTAACTTTGCGAATGCTGGTGATGAATGGGCAATTGGTCTTTCTAGATATGCTGATGGTGCTAAACAGATAGAAGGACTTGCCGAGGGTTATTTTGCTATTCCTGGTTGGGCACAAGAAAGTGCTGGAGATTGGTATGACTTTGGTGCTATTAAAGAAGATGATAAATTATTAATTTATCATGCTGTTGTTCAAGATGACTCTAAAAAACTAAAAATGAGAGAAGTAAAATATTATGGATATACTGGTGCCGAAATGACAGAAGCATATGATCTTGGAACAAATGCTTCAGGTTTCAATGAAGTTGAGTTTTTCTTAGATGGTGAACAAGTAAATGTTTATTTAAGTAAGAGTGGAGGAGGAAGGACTCTAATTTGTTCTCCTGATCTTGGAACACCAGGAAAGGATAATTATCTCAAACCAATCAATCAATCTTGTCAATACTTATATCCTAAATATGAAGTTGTTACTGATGCTGCTTATATCACAATGGTTCATAATACTGGTGTAGATGTTCAGAATTTCAAGTATGATGGTGTAAATGATGATAATACTCTAACATTCCAAGACTTCTATGCTACTGGTAAGGTTGGTCCGTTTTTTGTGACACCAAAAGAACCACTATCAAGGGCAAATAAAATTTTAAATATGTGTCGGATAGGTGACATAGACACTGTATACAATGATTTTACTCCTGATCATATTGGTGATGAACATGTATTCCTAAAGTACTCAGCTACTCTTCCTACGATTGCTCTAATTGTTGCTCCTGACACTACATACTATAAACCAAGTAATCGTGCTAATGCTGCTAATGTTCTTGGTTTTGACGGTGAGACTGTAGTTGATAATCCTGTTCAGACAACTGGATTCAAGACTTTTACTTCTCACGAAACACCTAAGAATCTTGTACGGAACTCTATGTTCTGCCGACTAACTTCATTAACTCAAAAGTCTTCAAATGGATTTACTGGTAATGAGTCTAAGATATTATACCACTGTCCTCGTTTTGATAATGCTGGAAGAGATTCCGGAGAGCTATATTATGAACCTGCTGAAAAAACTTATCTTGATATATCAAACCCGAGTGATATACAAGTTAATTCATTCTCAGTTGACTTTGTAACTAGAGATGAAGTTTTAATTAATGGTATGATGGGTAATTCAACAGTAATGCTTCATATAAGAGAAAAGAAATAATTAGTTTTCCAATGATAATAATAAAGTTTTCATAAATTCAAAAAAAATTTCTATGGTAAGTTTATAAAAATGACGGATGTTTTGAATGAAATTGTAAACGACCCTGAAATGATCATTATGACGGATGAAGAAGATGATGCCGAAGGTACAGTTGAAGATTTTCTTAATGGAATGGTTGATGAAAGAGAACCCGTCGATCCTGAAGATGTGTTTGAGAAGAAACATCAAGTAAAGGAATCTACAGGACCTACAGTTGAACCTATTAAGAAAAAGGATAAACCTGTTAAGTTGACTAAGAGTGGTCGACCTCGTAAACCTATGTCAGAAGAGGCAAAGGCACGATTAGAAGCTGGTCGTAAGAAAGCACTTGCAGCTCGTAAGGAGAAAGCAGCAATCAAAAGAAAGGAAAAGGAAGAGCAGTTGAAACTTCGTCAATTAGAGATACAAGCAGAACAAGTAAAGAGGGAAAAGAAGAAGAAGGAACTAAAGAGAGTAATTAATGGTGAAGAATCTGATGAAGAAGAACCTCAACCTCAACCTGCCCCTGCTCCTCAACCAGCACCTCAACCTCAATCTTCTCAGAGTGTGTCTGTGAATGCTAAAATAGATGATGATGTTATACAGAAGGCAATCCAAGAAGCATTAGAGAAGAATGAAATGATGAGACAGAAAAGAAAGGCAGAGAAGAAGGCAAAGCAGAAAGAGGACGTTGAGAAGGCGAAGGCACAAGAGAAGATCAAACAAGCAATTTATCCACCTGACAGGACATATATGGGTGATCAGGGATTTTGGTCTCAAAATGTGTTCTTTACTCAGTAAATCTTAAAAAAAAATCTATGTATGATATAATAAAGAATTAAACCATGACTATTGCTTATATTACTCTGACAAATGAGGGTTATGTTGATTACACTAAAAATTGTATTGAGAGTATGAAGAGATGTGGTTTGAATGACTTCTTAGATATATATTGTATTGATAAAGGTGCTTTTGAGAAGTTGGGTGATTATCCAAAGAAATATCTATTGGATATACCTGAAGGTGATATTGAGAGTGATTTTCAACAATTCAGAAAGGGTAATTGGAATAAGGTAGTATATCAGAAGTTTCGTTGTATTCATAGAGCATTAATTGAGAATGACTTTGTTTATTTTACCGATGGTGATATTGTATACAAGAGTGATAGATTTATCAGAGATCTAAATAATAGAATGGATGACGATGATATTGAATTATTGATCCAGAATGATAAACAAGATGATAATGATGATAGTGAACTATGTTCTGGTGTTATGTTTATTAGATCTAATGAAAGAACGAAAGCTTTCTTCAATCCTGAAATGATTGATATGGATACGATTCAGTGTGATCAGATACATATTAATAAAGTAAAGAGTCAGATACGATATGAAAAATTACCATTACGAAGATATCCAAATGGATATTATCATAGAACGAAAAATCCAAATGGGTTTCTAATTCACTATAATTATTTGATTGGTAATGATAAGAAATCAATGATGGTGAATGATAACAATTGGTTTTTAAATTAATCCTCAAAAAAATCTATGTGAATTATAAATGAATTATCCTCAAGTTGTTCCTATAAAGGCAGAAGACAATGGACAAGCTAAATATCACCATCCTAACCTTCCTGATGTTGGAGTTGGTGTGAAAGGTGAAGGAGAGTGTTTACTTATGATTTCCCCGAGACAAACTGGGAAGAGTACTGTAATTTCAAATTTGTTTCTCAATGATAATTTCTATGGTCAAGAATTTTTCGATGATGTAATTGTCATTAGTCCTACAATCAATTTAGATCGATCTTCTAGATTCATGAAACAGAGATATCAAACATTTGATCAATATAGTCCTGACATCATAGATAATCTTCTCCATAAACAAATGTCATTTGAAGAAGATGAAAGACCTGAGATTGCTGTCGTACTAGATGATATGGTAGGAATCATGGATAAGACTATTGCTAATTTAGTCACAAGGTCAAGACATTACAATATTAAGTTATTAATCATATCTGTACAGAAGTTCAGGGGAGCTGTAGATCCAATCATAAGAGCCAATGCAACTTCTGTGATTGTTGGAAGTCCTTTCCCAAATCAACGTGAACTTACAGCAATATCAGAGGAGTATGGAGATATTTTTAATGGACCTAAGAATTGGATGAAGTTGTATAAGAAGGCAACCCCTAATAGATACGATTTTGCTTTTATGAAGATGAGTAATCCACCAGTGATGTTTAAGAATTTTGAAAAGGTCATAGGAGTTGGAGGATCTGAAGGACCCGAATCCGAAGATATGGATATTGAAAAAAATGAAGAAAATCCAGAGTGAAAATAATATATTAATACTCTATAAACAATATGGATATGTATAATATGAGTTCTGCTCTTTCACAGGGTAATGCTTTAACATCAGGAGTCGATAATTTGAATGAACAGATAAGACAGCATAACGATACTCTTGTTAAGAATGCTAAGGATGCTGCTAAGAATGCTGTTGCTGGTGACAAACAAGCACTTCTTTTTGGTGGTATAAAGGATGCTATTACTGAAGGATCTGCTCTTTCTAATTTTAACTCTAAGTTGTCTGCTTATCAAAAATCACAACAGGCAACTGGATTTGGTGGATTTAGTGAAGTAAAACCAACTGATTCAGATTTTACACAAAAGGCACAACAAATGGGAGAAGGCACCCAAAGGGATTACAGTGAAGAACTTAAGTCTGGAGGAAAGCCAAAACCAGCAGCAGGAGAGGTAGAATCAGAAGGGGGAGTTGAAGGTGGAGAACTAACTACATCTGAAGATGTTAATAGAGCAGGTAATCTTGCTGATGAAGCAGGTGAAGTAAGTCGTGGTGCTAGGGTTGCTGGAGCAATAGGAAAGGGAGTTGGGGTAATTGGTGGTCTTGCTGCTGGGGGTATGGATTTATACGAAGATTTTAAAGATCATAAGATTGAAGGAGATAATATTGGTGAAAAGATTGCTAATATTGGAACTATTGGTGGTGCTGCTCTTGATATGATTGGATTGATTCCTGGATTTCAACTTGCTGGAGTTGTTGGTGCTGGTCTTCAGGCAGCTTCGGGAGTTCTTGAAGCAAGTTCTGAAGCAGTTCATGAAGGAACTAAAGAAGCACAAGATTCTACTCCTGCTCCTGTTGATGAGACACCTCAAGTTGCTCAGGCAAGTCTTGCTGGGTCGTATGCTGCTCAAAGGTAATTTTTGTATAAATAAATTTTTTGAAATTTTTTTGTTATAAGATATATAAACACTATGTCTGAAACTTCTGGATTCTTCGTTGCTCAGAATAAGATTCCCCTTGATGAAACTTATGTTGCCATTCCTTCTCAGAATGGTTTAACTTATGATGCTCAGAAACTCATTGAGTTTTACATCCCTCCTAATGTTGATACATTCAAACCCAAGAACTCGTATCTTCAATTTGATTTAACTCTTGCTCAAGATACTTCGGCATCTAATACTCGTCTTCAACTGGATGAACTGATTGGTGGACAGTGTCTAATTGATACTATTCGTATCCATTCGGGTGATAAGACTCAACTCCTTGAAGAGATTCGTCATTATCCTGTTCATGTTGCTATGAAGTATGCTTATCATTCTACACCTACTCTTCGTGACCTTCGTGCTTTAAATGAAGGTTGTGGTATTTGGACACCTGACACTCGTGGTACTCGTGGTACTTCAAAGTCTATCCTTGCTAATCACAAGTTTAGTCCATACTACAAGTCGGTGAGTGGAACACAAACTACAGCATTCACAAACACTAACTCGTATATTCAGTGTAAACTAAAACTTCCTCTTCACACTGGTCTTTTCCAGAATGATAAGGTTGTTCCATGTGGATTAATGAATGGTCTATTTGTTACTATTCTCACTAGTGAAAACAAGAGAGTCTTCCGTCAGTTAGACTCTGTCAATGCTTCAAGACGTCTGCCACTCAATCCAATCTTCCATTCTGTTAATGGTGATAATCAAGCTCCTGCTTCATGGGGAACTACTGCTGCTGGATCTACGGATGTATTTTATTGTCGTGTCGATAATAACAACTTTGAAGTTGATAATTTCCCTCTGGTTGTTGGAGAAACACTACAGTTCATGGAAGCTGATAGGACTGCTCACACTCTTACTGGAAATAACAGCATCAAGCAGATTGAAGTTGAAGGTAGTGGTTCATCTAAATTTGTTAAGGTTACTCTCAATGCTTCTTGTGAAATAGATGTTGCTATGGATGCTACTGGAACAGAAAGATATTTCTTATATTCAACATCTGTCAGGGATGCTACTACATACAATCCAACATATAGTATGAGTAATGTAGAACTTGTCTTATGTCAAATAGATATGGGAGCAGCAGCAAAGGCAGAGATACAGAGAGATATGAGAGAGGGTAAGATGATGGTTTATGATTTCTTATCTACTCAAGTTTATAATTACTCACAGCTTCAAGGTGATCGTGTTGCTAATATTGGAATACCTGCTAATCATCAAAGGGCAAAGAGTATAGTATGTGTTCCTACTGATGCTTCTGTATATTCGATTAAGAATTCTATCTCGTGTACTGGAACTTATCAAATACATGCTAATTCTCATGATAGTTTACTCCTCTCAAGTCAAAGTGGGATTGCTGGAATTAGTGATAGACTTACTGAATACTTCTTCTTCTATGATGGTCGTAATCAACCAAGTCTTAATGTCAAGACAGAGAAGATTTCTTCTAAGACTTCTATTGATGCTATTCCTCTCCTTGAACTTGACAAGGCACTCTTCCAAGCAGGAATGCCAGCACTCTCGATGAATAGATTCCAAGATAACTTTGCCATTGGTCGTGCCTTCTCACTCAACAATGGAACATACGACATGAGAGATAAAGACTGCCGTCTCAATGTATATTATCAAGATAGTACTAATGGTCCTACAAAGGATAAATTATGGTGTAACTTCGTATACCATATAAGACGTATTAATATTCGTGCCGACTCTGTTCAGCTGGAGGTCTAAATTATTTAAAAGAATATTCGTTAAATAAAACAATGACTCCCGAAGAAAGAAGAGAATATCAAAGAAAGTACAGAATAAAGAATCGTGCTTACATACGTGAGTATCAGAGACAATGGGAAAGAGATAATAGATTGAAGGGTTTGAGGAAAAACAAACCTAGAGTTCCTAAAGAACCATTTAAGGTTAAAACTGGATCATTTATCATTAGTTTTGATTAGTCATCATTTTTGAAAATTTATCATTTAAAAATATTATGTAATACTTGTATAATAAACAAAGTAAAAATATGAGTATTATATACAATGAAGTTCAGCCGTCCAATGTTAATTCTACACAAAAGATTTCATACAAGAAGGGTAATCCAATTGTCAACTTTCTCATAGGATCTCAACCCCACCTTTTAGATGCAGGATCAGTTCGTATCTCTGGTGAAATTGAGTTCTTCAAAGATGCCAATGAAGCAAAACCAACTACGGCAGATCAACTTGCTATTGATGAGAAACTTGCTGTTTACTCTATTTTCGAGAAAGTAACTATTACATCCCAAAGATCAAGACAAGTTATTGAGACTGTAAATCATTATGGTCGTTTCCTATCAACTTACATGAGTTATGTGAACTCTAAGTCTGATAAACAGACTCACATGAATCAGATGGGTCTTACTCTTCCTAACTATGAAACTCAGAAGAGAGAGCTAGTTGATTTCCCTGCTACTACTCATGGTAATCGTTTCTGCCTCCATATTCCAACAGGGTTCCTTTCATCTGGGAACTTGATTCCTCTATCTGGTCAATCTCTCGGTGGTGTTGAAATTTCACTTAACCTTGCTCCAGATGCTCAGGTTCTATATGCTCAGAATGGAACTACTACTGGTCTTACTGAGGCATTCTACCAACTTTCGAACCTTCGTCTTCACTGTGAGGTAATGGTTCCTCCAGATCCTCGTTCTATGCTTCCATCACAGGGACAACTCACTTACAATGCTATTACATCGTATTTCAATGTAATTAACTCTGCTAATGCTGTTGTCAACTTCAATCTTGGAACATCGAGAACTCTTGGTGTTTTCATGAATATGTGTCCTTCTAAGTATTTGAACAATCTTAAGTTTAACTCATTTGCTACTACAACACCATTAAACTCTGATGGAACTCAGGCAGATATTAGGCAGATAATCTTTACTCGTGCTGGTCAGAGAATCCCTGTTAACTTCAATATTGATACAAATGTTAAGGATTCTGCTTCTACTGCTGTTGTTGATCCTCAACAGATTACGTTTGGTCGTAATGCTATTAAGTCTGGTCTTAACATGAGATCTGAAGTCAGTCCTGTTAATACTAACAGAGTTTACACTGGTGATGTTCCTCCTCTTACTGCTGATGGGGGACCTATGGAAATCATTGGAGTTCCTTTTGACACTGTAGGAACTGGTGTTGGTATGGATTTCTCAACTGTTCCTTTTGGTGTACAGATGGAGTTAGGACTTACTACTGATTCTCCAAATGCTCTCTTCTTGTTTGTTCACAGCCGACAGACACTCGTATACAATGAGACTGGTATTCAAATAGTTTCGTAAGTTTTTTCATTTTCTCAATGATAATTTTTTTTGTTGTTCATAATAAAATGTCTGACGATGAATATAAACCGTTTGTTTACGAGGGTGTCAAATACCTATTAACTGAAGATAATGAAGTTGTGACTAAGGACTACGATTATATGGGTGATCTTCAAGAAAACGGTCGTGTCGAATGGATTGATGAAGAAGCCAAAAAGAAACATGAAAAATTTAAATCACAATTGAAACCCAAACCCCCATCCAAACCCAGAGAAAGTGTTCCTGGACAATCATTCGAAAGTTTCAAAGTTGGAGAGGGTATTAGATTTAGATTGAAGGATAATCCTAGAATGATCTTTGGTACGATTCAAACATTATTCAAGAAAAGTGAGAAGATGAAGATAAAAGTAAAGAATGATAGTAAACAATATGAATTTAAAGATTTGATAAAACCAGAAAAAGCTACGAAGACGGATGTAAATAAATACGAAAGTGCCACTTTCTTAGAGAAGGGTGATAAGGTTATATTCAAACCACCATGGATTAAGTCACTTGTTCCTGGTGAAATTACTGGTAGAACAGCAGAAGGTAAATGGAAGATTTCATCACCTACCGGACAGTTTACGATTGCTAATGATAATCTTCTTGCTCAGGTAAAGAAAGGACAAGGTAGACGGATAACTGAAAGACAGTATGAACTTGCTGTAAAAGCATTAAAGAACAAACAAGAAGATGCACAGAAACAAGCAGCAGCAGCACCAGAAGAGGCAACACCTTCACTACCAGAAGAAGGAACTCCACCCCCGAATAAGAAGAAACAAGAAGATGATACCGAAGATGAAGATGATGAAGATTATACAGAAGAAGAAGCAAATGAAATAATGAGGCAAATGATGAAGATGGCTTTCTTGTATAAAGAGGCACGACTAAGAAAACAGATGAAAAAGAATATCAGTAATTTGAAGGGAATAAAGAATCAGACTGAATCAGTGAAGAAAGAGATTGCTAAGAGAGAGAAAAATCTGAAGAAAATATTAAGTACAGACAAGGAGTTTGAAAAAGAATTAAGAGAATACAAAGATGATGTTGATAACAACAGACAACCTTATGATGTAAAACAAATGGTCGACTGGTCAAACAGTATGGGTTACAAAAAATTGAGAGAACTTGCTGATAAAAATTTTCCAGTTGAGTGATTGAAAAAAAAATCTATTATTATCATAAAGAATTAAAATGTAAGATTATTGTAAATGCCGAAGAAGTCAAAAGCACCAAAAACGATCCCACCTCCCAAAGGTTATCATTTTATGCCAGACGGTAGTTTAATGAAAGATAGTAAGATGAAAAAGAAAGCTCCTAAAAATAATAAAGGTACTAAGAAAAGGGGTAAGAAGAAGAAGTACTAAACGGATAAATTTTTTTTTTTCTTGAAATTTTTTTTATGTGTTATTATCATAAAATAATAATGGAAGTCCAAGAACAAATTCCTGTTGCTCCTCCTCGTATGGACGGATCAAATGTTCCTGATCTAATTAAAGTGGGTGCCATTCAGACTAATATGAGTATGGATGTTCACTCTGATGTTTTAGACCCGATTGTCTGTAATCAGTCTAATGCTCGTTTCGTATTCCAGAACAAAGGTTATTTAAGTGAAGGGTCTCGTATTACTCTTGCTTGTGAAGGTAATGCTTCTGTTGCTCTTGGAGCATTTTTCCCTGTTAATGTTGGTGTTCATTCATTAATTCGTCGAGCAACTCTTAGTGTTGGTGGTCAGACGGTTTGTGAAATAGATGATTACAATCATTTCAAGGCATTTGAGAGCATGTTCCTTTCAAGTGAAATAAACAGAGATCGTGAGGCATACATGTCTGGTCGTCTACTTGCTCATGATTTCAGATATAATGCTTCTACTAATGCTGACGGAAACAGTAACACGAAGGCTAACGATTATGGTCTTGTGACTAATGTTGAATATGATGGTGGTGGATTAGTTCAAGAACCTCCTCTTGAAGTTAATAACAAACCTGTTTTCTCTGTAACTCTTGGAGAACTATTCCCTTTCATGAAGGGAACTAATCTTCCTCTGTTTGCTATGAAGCAAGAAGTAATTATTGATTTAGTCTGGGAACCTGCTGGTGATGGTCGTGTCAGTATTTCTGACAATTCTGATGCCGGAACAGCCATTCAGATCATTACAAATGAAGTTAAGTTAGTTGCTGATTACATTTTCTATGATGGTGAAATTATGTCTCAGCAGTTAAACTCTATGATGGGTAAGTCTACTACGTTTGCTTACAATGATTATCGTCTAACTAAGACATCTCTTTCTGTTGCCAATGCTTCTAACTCTGTAAGAAATCTTGGTGGTGCTGGACGACTAGTAACTAAGGTAATTTCATTCTTGAACGATGATAATCGTGATGCCAAGAATATGACTAACAAGTATGGTGCTGTTGCTCCTTCAAGAGATTATGCGAATCCAACAAAGTTTAATAGTACTCTTACGACTAACATTCGTATGAATGATTTCTTTGTATTCCCGATTGATCTATCTAACTCAGCTGTCTTATTTGATAAGACTTCTCGTGCTGTTGGATCTGTTCCATTTGTAACTCGTGAGGAATATTCTGGTGAAGGCAATACTCTTACATCTGCAACATTTGAGGCACTTGCTCAGAATGCTTCTGTTGGTATTGGAAGCAACTTTTTCTTCCAAGCATACAAACTACCTGCTGGTCGTGTCAATGCTCGTGGTCTTGAACTCACAACTAAGTTTAGTGGATTACCTGC